ATATTGCAGATGGAGGAAATTATACCATACCTGACCCAATATTTTTTGAAGATGAAGACACCATTAAAATTCGAAAAATCGACGATGAACCAATCAAATGGGATGAAATCTCAATGGTAAATTTTGATCCTGTTTTTCTTCGAAAATTGTATATTATAGCAAAGGTTCAATCAACCTTGAATGATTTTGGCGCCGGATTAAGCTCAGATCAAGCCATTGGATTTGCATTTTTGGATCTTCAGACAGAACTGGGAGATGTCGATGAAAATGTATGGTTTAGAAGAACCGACACAATCAAAGAATTTAAAACAATGATTGAAGAGAACCTTAAAAATACCAAAAAACAAATTAAAACGATTGATGTTTGGGGGCGGGTTCAAACAACCTTTGAATCAACACCATTTGTTTTGAATAAAATTAACCATCAAACGGAAATTCCAAATGTTGGAAATAAAAACGAATTAATGGTATTTGATTCCATAAAATTGAATAATATTGTTGTTGCCTGTTTTTATCAAGAAATGGTCAAGTTCAACCCAGATTATAAATCTTTGATAGACGACTACTTGAACCAGGATAAAATTCTTTCCAAAAAAATAAAGGCTTCCGACATCATTAGAATTATGATACAAATTCGCGATTCAAAAGTCTCAACGTTCAATATACCAAGCTCGCGGACAAAATACAAGATGATCAATATATTTGTTCGTGAGGAGGCAATAACCTTAACAATTGAAACTTTAATCAACGAACCCAATGCTGTTGGTGCAGGTGGAAGACCAACCAACAATCTGAAAGATTTGGTCAAGAATATTTTGACTGATATGGGTGAAAGCTCCATATACCCACAACGTCAAGAAAAAGAATTTTATTATGGTTCTTATTCGGCATCTGTCAACATACCACTCATAATACTCAAGGATTTGATCACAAACGACCATAGTCTTTATAATATTAGTTACATTAATGAAAGTGCCTTAATTAACACCCGTAAAACAAATTTAAACATATTTTTAAAGGTTGGTTCGAACCTTGTTGGTGTGCGTTCAAATGATATTGGAGTGAGTCTATTTGAACGTCCTGGTACAGTCGGAACCTTTGTCAGACTCAAGAAAATTCATGGTGGCCCTGATCTTAAAACAAGGATAAATAATTATACAATTTTGGTTAACAAAATTTTACAGTACACTTTGGGTAAGTTGATGTCATATCAAATTTTTACCAACAATACATAAATTTAAAGATTGATCGAACCTTATTTGAAGGTCAAGGAAATAAGGAGAAAGATAACCTTCTCAAACTTCAAGCACCAGAAATTTTTATTCCAAACTACACCAGATTATGCAATAAGCCTCCTATGGTAGTCGAAGATCAAGAAAAAATGAATGATGACACTGACACCGTTTTAAAATTTCCAATTTATGGAGAATCTGAGCAAAAATTTTATTCTTGCCCATACCCCGACTACAAATATCCCGGTTTGAGGGAGAACACCAAATTGGCAAACAGGGACATTTATCCATTTGTTCCTTGTTGTTATCAACGACCACAAAAAAAGAGCAAAAATTATAAGATGTACAATCACCAAGAAGTTTACGAACAACGAATTAATGCCGGCGAGATAGGTAAAACATTAAAAATTTTATCTCCAGAAAGATTAGGTGCTCTTCCACCAAAAATCGATAAACTTTTAAGTTACACAACCAATAACAAATTCTATAGGTATGGTATACCATTATCTTCTTCGAGTTGTGTCAATATATTAAACAAGGTCACCAACAGGCAAGAATCTGATACAACTGTGAGGTCTGAATTGGCCAAAAGAGCAGAACTTTGTAAAGGTGAATTCAATTCATTAAGTGTCAAAGAAATTGCCAAAAAAGTTATGGATCCGACAACCTATATTAATCCAAGATATTTTAAAGGTGCATTGGAAGATTACTATCAATTATCTTTCATTTTATTTTCTCTGACTGAAGATGACTTTAGCGTCTACCCCAACAGATTTGTGAGGTTTATTTGTCCATTAAAAAAACGAGTAATTTTAATGATTGAACACGAGCAACAAGAACATGTTGAACTAATTGTGGATGAAGAGACCTCAACATATGTAAATAAACAAGGTAAAAAACCTATTTTTACATTTGAAAAGGGTGATGCTCAGGTTAAAAAAATTTTTGCATTGTTCAAAGAAAGGTTCAACCATGCCGTGTACGACATTGATAATAAAAATTTTATCAATCTTTTGACCACGAATAATCCATCTGAAAGTGGACTCAACACTTTTCAAACCTACCCATGGGAAACAATTTCTGCAAATGGAAAAATTTTAAAGGTCGTCGAACCTTTAAATCAATACGTCGATAATTATGGTCAGACTAGGCTTGTTGAATTTGAATTTGAATTTGAAAATATTTCATTTGTTGGTCAATTTCCACCGTTACCGTGCTTAAAACTCCCTATCAAATCTCTTGATTATTTTATTTCTGTCAATGGCAAACTTCAACCACAAGTTGAAAATAACTTGAAAACAAAATTTTCATGGTTAGATTTGTACCAAACAAAATTGAATACCACTAAAGGTTACAGTTCTCCATATCAATCGTTTAAAAAAATGAAAAGAATGGCTGAATACATCCTTTGGGCAGCATGTCATTTTTACAGTGTATTCAGCCTGGGAACTGGTGGATCTGTCGATGAATGGATTTCTCAGCATACTCAAGTTGTCGAAAATTTTAAATACTCCAAGGTGGCAATTAAACCTATTTTCAACTCGGCAGAATTGATGGTTAACAACAAGTTTATATTCAATTCTCTTGAATTTCAAAACAGAATACGGTTCAATCTAAGCTTAATTTCGCCGATAAACTTGAAGATATATTCGACCAACATATACCACTTTTTCTTTAATGATATTGCCAATTTCAATGTTGTTTACCCAGCACAACTTGCATTGACAAAACACGATTATTTTCAAAGGACTCGTACTCCATATGTATTGAACATTTTAACAACTCAAAATGTTCAATACATAAGGTCAAATACACTTTATTATATAAAAGATTTATTTGGGTACAAATTTGCAGATTCCGATAATACTTTATGCTTATTCTTACCTTCATTACAAAAATTGGCTGAAAATGCCAGTCAATTTTTAGGTCAAAAAATTGTATTGGACGAAACAATAATGAATGTGACTGTTTTCGACCAGAATACTCTCCAACAATATTCTGTTGGTCATAAAGAACCATCTATTGATGTTATTGTTATAAATATTAATGGATATTGGTTTTATGGTTTAATCTTACCAAAATTAATGTAATTATTATTCCTTTTATACCTACTATTCAGGTATAAAAGAATTTATTTCAACTTGTTCAAAAGACAGAGTCGAACGTACCTCACGATATCAACATCGTCAATTTTGGCAAATAATTGGTCCTCAATATTTTTATTTATTTCAAGGATATCGGCAAGCACATCTTTATTTATTTTTATTGTCGAATCTGATGTTCCATAAGTTGAATGAACAGCCACAAGATACCCCATTATAAATGCCGATGGATTTTTATATTCAAAATCTGGTATCTTTTCAACCAGACTGAGTATATGGGTTATTTCAACTGAATTTAAAGTATGATTGTCTGAATCATTTATAATGTTTATGGTTGCAAGTGCTATTAATTTGAATTTTTCATTTATAGTATAACCACTTTTTTTAAGGTTAATTGCGCCACCCAGACCTAGCCCAATATCGGCTGCTCCAAGTCTATTCCAAGCATCTCTTTCGGCTAGAAATTCAACCTGGTTTTCAAAAATGTCGTCTTCTTCCTCCATAATAATTTATTTATTGGTTATTTTTGACTCACATTGAATATTTTTTGTATTCTGCTTTGATAAGTAATAAATGGATACAGGCACTAAGACTTATCAGATAGATAAACATAAACAACTTATACCCTTGAACGGCAGCACTGTTAATTTTTCTTGTTTTTTTGAGGTTAAAAGCAAGGATAAAAAACCATTTAATATAACTATTGTCGAACAAGGTGAAATTAAACCAAAACAATATAAACTGGTTGACGATGGATACATTAATGGTCAAATAGAATCAGATGGACAATTAAAATCTTATTTTTTGGTTTTAAAGTCTCAACAACCATGTGAATGTGATGTACGAGTAGTGGTTAAACCAAAGGAAGCCGGAGAAAACGTATCACAACAACAGCCACCTCAACAACAACCTAGTCATGGACCAATTCAACCACCGCCACAACCACCTCCAGATATGGTTGTACAACCACCTGAAACCTATTTTCAGATGAAATACATTATAGGCATATCTGTAACCATTATAATGGTCTACTTGTTGTACAGGTATCGTAAGGTCATTTTTGAAAAATTGTCTACAAAGGATACTTTGATGCCAAGCATGTCAAGTACAAGTTTTTGATTGTTTGACTGGGTCAGTACAAATATTGAAGTGACGCGTCATGTTTTAAAAAATGCTTTTTTTTAAAACAAATAAATGAGTATTCCTAACCTCGCACCAGTCGCCCAACTATTAAAATGTACGAGGGAAATTTGTAGTTTTTGGTTCAAAGTGACCAAGTAGTTTTTCTGGGGTTTAAAAAAATTTGGTCTTGACCCGTTCGTTTTGCGACGGGTTACAAACCACAAAAAAATAAAAAATTTAAAAAAATGGTCTTAACCCACCAGTAAAACTAGTGGGTCGACCCGTCGCAAAGCGATGGTGCTTTGCACCATCGTTGAGGAGAGGCAAAGCCTCTCCGAAGCGAACGGGTTACAAACCACAAAAAAAATAAAAAATTTAAAAAATGGTCTTAAACCCACATCGGTGAGGAGAGGTAAAAAGCCTCTCCGAAGCGAACGAGTTACAAACCACAAAAAATATGGTTCGTCCAAATATTTAAGTTCACTTGAACTCTTTTATGCCTAAAAGGAATAAAAGATTAAATACACCA